TCAACGGTCTCGGCGGTCAAATCGGGCATTGGTGCGTGAGGGATTTTCTGGTTAATCCAGTCTAGTAATTTAGCCCTCTCAGACGGCTTAAAACCGGTCAAGGAGACGCATTCAGCGTCAATTGAGGCCTGGGCCTCACCGACTGCTTTTACAGCGTTTTGGAGCTCGTTAGGATCCACTGGCACACCACGCAAGTTAATCCGCTGGGTGAGTTCCCAAATCTCCTGCTCCCGTTCACTAAGTGGGCGGAGTAGTTTGACAATAGCCATCTCAGTTCTAACGTCCTGGGCACAGTAGTCAAATAGCTGTTTGAGTAGTTCTGGGTCATTTTCAAATTCCCCCTTTCTATTAGGTTTACATAACTTCTGAATCAATCTGGCGCCGATGGCGTCTTTTTTATGGGTGCTATCCATAAAGGTACCAGCGTCATCCAAGCTCTGTGGTACGTTGTTGGCTGCGGCTATGGCCATGCTGTCAATCACCTGCTCCAGCTTTAGTGGTGGCCAGCCGTACTTGGGCACACAGACACAGTTCCAGATGGCGTACTCGAACATGGCGTTCCATGCTTGGATTTTGCCGCCATCTTTGACGTGCTTTAAAAAACGAGAAAAAGCCATCACCGTGTTTGTGTCTGGTTTGGGTGCGTTGTAAACCGCTACATCGCTGGGGTTTGTGCCGTACGCAATACACAACACTTCTGTTGTGGGGTCGTTGGCGTAGATGTCCAAGCCTACATCTGGCAAGTTGGCTCTACTGCGGGTTTCAAAGTCGATTGAGTAGATCATCAAAACTTCCAGGTCTTGCTGATGGTGATAGACTTATCGGTTGGTTCAAAGTCAAATTCAACATCAAAGCCGTCAGTCTTATCCGATTCATCATTGTGGCTGCCGTCACAGAATGGTGGGTTCTTAGTCTTACCACAACCGCACTCCATGGGCGTGTCTACTTTTGGTGTCATATTCTCTCCTTTCCTATATTAATGCAAAAAAAGGGGCTCCGAAGAGCCCCAAATCACCACCATGTGAAATAAGTTAATCTAGTCTATCTATTATCTGTTTCTTTTCGTGGTTTGATAGAAAGGGCCAATCTGAAATCTCTGTGAGTGTCCTGCCGCAGCCCCTGCAAACATCGAAGAAGTCTGGTTGGCAGATTCCCACACAGGGGCTCGCCACTTCCACGCTAGATTCCAGTTGCGAAGATTGAGTGGAGGGCACGCCCATGGATCAGATCTCACAGACACCGGCAGAACACGCTAGTTGCTGCGCGCCTTCGACGTTGTCTGTGTTTTCTTTGAACTCTTCCCAGTTGATGCGAGGGATTTTAGCTTTGAGTTCTTTGTACGTGGTTTCGTCGCACTCTTCGTATGGCGCCTGGCGATACGTTCCTCCGTCATAGGGAAGATAGGAAACACCGGAGATTTCACTAAAGTTTTCCCATGTCCATGCTCCGACGCTTGGCCAGTCTTTTTCTTCGACTGAGATGGTGACTGAAGGTTTATGTTCGCACCAATGTCTTTGGTATGTAAGCCAGAGTTCAAGATGTCTAATAGGAGTGATATCTGATCGGGTGATCCCGGCGGGTGCTTTTTGAGGAAAGCTAAACACCACTGTCTGATCAGGTTTATAAACGCATGCCTCATTTGGTATTCCTTGTGCAATTAAGAATTGGGTGAGAGGATCCTTCTTATCTCCTCTAACTCTTCGTATGTAGTACTTAGAGTGTCGAGGGTGGATTCCAGAAGCACTATCAACGAGTTGGCTGACGGTTCCACTGGGCTTAACGCAAGTAATTGCAGCACTTTTAGGTATTCCAAGCAGCTCTGCAAATTCTTCGTTGGCTCGTCTAGCTTCCTCTCTAAGCTCGGTAAGTAGCTCATTTAATTTGTCTCCTTGGGTTGTGAGAAGGGGATTATCATAGATTCCGGTGAGGGAGACACCCAAAAGCCGTTCTTCTTCAGTATTTCTCTGCCACACCTTGCGCAGATAGGGGAACTTTGTGAAGGTAGACTGGATGGTACCAAGGATAGCGGCGATGCGCACTTTGCGCAGTAAAGTCTCTCTGGTGTCGTCATGGCGTACTACAGCCTCAGTAAGATTACAAAATTGGTATGGTCTGAGAATGATCTCTGAGCACGGATTAGTTCCGAACTCAAAATTTGGATCTCTATGCCCGTATTTTTCAACCGTCTTTTTAGCAGCCTCCCGATTAAAAATGCCTCTTTCACCGGAATGGGAGTTGTAAAGTGACAGCCACTCCTCCATGAACTTTCCGACAGTAGGTGTTTCATTATACACCGCACTGTTGTTCGCAAGAGCGCGGTGGGGAGCGGTTTGCCACCACTGTCCAGCTTTAGCATGGCGAATCCTTTCATCGTCAAGATCAGATAACGAGATCATTGCAGAGCGACGAACACCGCCGACTACAACCACCTCACCAATTTTGCACATCAAGTCGTGGCACTCTAAACTATGCAGTTTGCGACCTTGTGCGACTTTAAACAAATTAACTGTAAACTGAAATAAGTCTACTAGTGGTTGCGGCCCGGAAGCTCTTCCTCCAAATGTTTTGAGTCGTGCTCCGGCTGGGCGGACGGACTCAACATTCCACTTAGGGATTTCTCCGGAGTAGAGGTGAGCGATGAGTAGACGTAATGCTTTTGCCCACCCTTCTTTTGAGTCGTGTACTGTGATAACGTGTTCTGATTCGTAAAGTTTCTCCGGCACTTCCGGCAGATGGGATATATGTTTGGACTCCACCGAAAAACCGACACCAGTTCCACATAACAGGATAAACATTGCCTCGTCGAACGATTTAACATCGTCCACAGGAAGATAGCTACAATTATAAACGCAAGTATTGTCACGGTCTGCACTCTTTCCAGCCGTCATCATGGCGCGCATGGACGGCATTAGTTCTAGGTTATGGATTGCATCAAAAATTTCAGTCTTTAATTCTGTCTTATTTTGTATTGCTGGGGTACGACTAAAAATATATTCTACGTATCGATTAACTGTCTCTGCCCAAGTTTCTCTTCGTTGTTTATCATCTACAAATCGGGCATAGCGGCTGGCGGCGATATATTCTTGATACTGATCCATTTATAATTTTTCTCTAAGGTTGTGGTTAATTAAAGGGCAAAAAGGGCGGCCAGTTTCTAGCCGCCCTCGCCCACTACGTGGGTACTACTTAAATTGCAAAGTCTGCTGCTGCTGATGTCGCGCCACCGAGTGGCTCACCATCTTCCAATTTTTGAACGTTGTTCAAACCGCATGCAATGCCTTTTGAGCCTTGCGCGTTATATGGATAAAATGTGATTGATGCACGGCCATAGCAACCACTGTAAAACTCACTAGGATCGATGATTGGGTTCAAATCCATATCAACAACGCCTGGCTTTTGTGCTGAGTTGGCATTGATGAAATAGCAGCCAGCGTATGCTGGATCATCTTTCTCTTCGTCACCGTCGCGTAAGCCACCTTTTAAACCCTTAGGGACAGAACCGCCAAAGTAAGCCGCAGCGGCCTGCTTGGTCTCTTCAAATGCCTTGTTGATCTTGGCAATTGTTTCTTTGTCTGACTTGGGGATAATTAGGGATACGGAATACTTAGGTGTACCACCCTCGACGGATGCCTTGGGTTGAAACACGTTGGCGTAAGAAAAGCGAACCTTACCGGTAACGATTTTTACTTTAGTGGTTTGAGTCATGATATACCTTATTAAACGTTAGAACTGGACTTCAATAGGGGCCAGCTCGTCTACCCTTTACTATCTATATTAATGCAAAATTACTCAGATATATTTTTCACCATGTGAAATAATTTCTTGCGGTAATAGTCTGAAAGCGTCTGCTCCACTTTATCTCGCATCTCGGCTAATTGCTTTTGTAGCTCTTTCTGTTCTTTTTCCTTGGTATTGCTAAGCGTCGTAAAGGATTCCATGTTTCTCCAATGCTTTTTTCATTGCCAGGGCCCGGATAAAGTCTGTCATGTACTCAGGTTCTTCTAGGATCTCTGGCTCTATTGCTACCAATTCAACAATCTCGTTGATTGAGTCACGAAGTTGACCTTTTTGTTCAAACAAGCATTTGCCTGCTATCCCATCAAAGTCTTTTGTAAACATATCAATCAGTAAATCAGGCACTTCAAAATTTGAACCAAAACAATCTACCTGCATAGGTGCCTTTCTTATTGTTATTTTGCCACCATTACAAGGCCCACGTTACCCATGGCGTATCCTAGGAACATGATACCAGTACCAATACCACCCTTTCTAAATTGATCTAATGCCACAATAAAATAAACTATACCCATTCCTGCAATTAACCAGGTGCTCATGAAAAATCCTCCTTAGCACTCTCTTTATCGCGGACCAATTTGGGTTGTCCTTCAGGGCGCTGTACTAATTCTCCCAGCCATGCTGTAATTTGCCCTTTAGGTCCTAGCTTTTCTAATTGGGCTAGTGATTTGAGCTTTGGAGGCTCCCAAATAATTTCTGGGGCCATACCCTTCTCTACCAAAACGGTGGCCGCCAGGGCCTGATCTGCGATCTTACGGTGGGTTACTGAGGTAGAGAGTTTGTATCCGGGTGGCACCACATTTTCTTCTACTGCTCGGTTGAGTGCAAACTCTTCTACATCATTGACCCAGGTCCTTAGGGTTTGGGCTTTGTGGAGGACTTCGCTGATTTCGTCTTCGCTGAGGAGCGGGGGGTCTTTGAACTCTTGACGGGCGAGCTCTGTGTTGTAGTCGCTGCGGGCGCGGCATTGCGCTTTGGCTTTGCAGAACTGGCACCAGGATCCCGGGAGGAACTCACCTGCGCCACTCCACGCTTTCTTGGCTTTTGGTTTGACGAAGTAGTTTGCCCAGTCAACGAGCTTGGTGATGGACGTCCCATCGCTGCTAATAGAGTCGAGTCTTGGCTGGTGGATGGTGTAGCTGACTTCCTTGATGTCCGGCCATTCTTCCTTAAACTTTGAGTATGCTCCGAGGGCATAGAGCCTAAGTTGCGTATTGTCTTGTGCAGAGACAGGAACTCCTTTTCCGAACTTGAGATCGATGACCCTGATTGAATGCTTTGAAAGTATGACGACGTCCGCAGTACCAAAACCGTCAGGTACCCAGTCGCTGAAATCCACGCGCTGTTCAAATAGTGGAGTGTCGCCTTCACCGACTTGCGAACGGACGTAGACAACGTAGCTATCAACATGGCTCTCGAACTCTTCGTTATAGTACTTGCTTTCTTTAATTTTCTGTATTTCGTTGTCATACTCTTCTTGACCTATCTGGTTGTATTGAAATCTTAACTTAGCCTCTGCTAAAGAGTGTGCCATGGTCCCTTCAGCTGAAAAATCAAAAGACCCTTCTGGGCGTTTTTGGTCCGGGAGTGTTGCCTCTAATCTAGCGCTGGGGGTGCAGGATAGCCATCGTTTGGATCCTGATGCGCTTAGGAGTGCGTGTGCAGTCATCTTATTCTCTTATTCAGTTGTCATAATTATATTAATGCAAAATCCGAAGAATTTACTGCGAATATTTTTTTAAATATTCTTGGGCGGATTGCATAATTTGTATGGATTCTTTAAAGTGCCCTATCCCTGCGTTACAGTGTGTGCATAACAAGGAGCGCACCCTGCCAGTGGTGTGGTTATGGTCCACACAAGGATTTTTATGTGGCACAAAAGGCAGCTTGCAGATATCGCAGGCATTATTTTGTTGAATTATCTTTTCATTAAATTCTTCTAAGGTTATACCATAATTTCTAGTACGTGCCTTATTTAATTTTTCAATACGATTCTCTTTGTAATACTTTGCCTGACAGGCTTTGCAATACGTTGAAAATCCACCTTTGCGTGTTTTATCGGGATAAAAATCTAAGAATGGTTTTTGTGTTTTGCATTTAAAGCATGTCTTCATTGATACTCCTAACAGTTAATTGGTGGACTAGCCAGCAGTTAGGTGCCGGCAAGGGAGCTACCCGATTCGTCCGTTGATGGTACTACTCTTTGAGTGAGTTGATTAGATCTTGGATCTCTTTGTTAAAGTCGATAGTGACTTCTTGTTTTACTGTTGCCTTGACTTCACGATTGTCTTTGTAATCCTCGGGGTACTGGCCCCGTAGTGCGATCTCAGCGACACGTGAATTAAATCCGCGGTTATCAATATTTGCCAGCATCATATTTTCCCAATAAGCCTGGCCATATGTTGTGGCAAGGTCCATGGTTTCCGCAAAAACTGGATCATCTTGTTTCCATTTAGCGGCCGTAGCTTTACTGATGCCAACAGCGGCATACATAGCTTTTTGAGACGCACCTTGCTTACCAAGATCTAAAATAATCTCGGCCATCTCTTTGGTAAATGTCTTTTTATTTGCTGGTGATTTTTTGGTTGCCATTAGCAGTTCCAGTTTTTTAATGATGCCTTAGCTCTTGTGGCTGGCCCTTTTGCTTTCTTTACAACACCTTCCATGCG